AAACAAACCTTTTAAACCTTTAATGAAATCTTCAACAATCTCAGCCTTCAAACCAGTTGTGATTGCGATTTCGTTTTCTTTGATCCATTCTTCAGCCATGTAGTTGAGGTAATCGTCAACTTTAGCAGCCAAATCTTCTTTGATTTGCTCTACAGCTTGTTCGAATTCTTCAACCAATTGCTCTTCAGCTTCGGCAATAACTTGCTCGGCACGAGAAATAACGGCAGCTTCAAAAATGGTAGCGGCTCTTTCTTTGAATTCTTCAGAAAGATTCTCGCCTTGCAACATGGCTTCTACATCCTCATGATATGATTGGAATGTAGCACCTGCATTTGCTTGCATCATTTGTGGGGCTAATTTGCCTGGTTTACGATCACGAATAGATTCATAATCGGTCGCATCAGATTTAACTGGTTCCATAACGTCTTTACGTCCTTCTGTATCTTGTGGTCCATGAGCTTTGGTAATACCAACGCCATCTTTTTCACTACCTTGTGGAGGAGTAGCACCTGGAGGAGTTGCTGTTGGAACACCTTTTAAATAATCTGGCAATTCGTCAGTCAAACCACGCTCTGGTGATTGACCAATCATACCAGCGTCTTGTTGACCTTGAACAGTAGAACTAGGCAACTTGTCAATACCAACTTGACCACGTGGAGCATGTTCACCACCACGTTGTGCCATTTTAGCACGGATGTTGCTGTCAAATGTTGACTTTGAATCTTCACCCAAAATTACTGATTGAGCGGCTTCTGTTAATTTTCCCATTTTGAAAATCTCCTTGATTTGATATGGATATTTATATTTAAAGTTTTTTCAGGAAGTTTTCAAAGATACGCATGCTAACCTGTTCAATTTCTCTCTGTGAAGCTTTGCGAATTTGTGTTTTCGCATGAGAGTAATCTTGTTCAGTCCATACGCCATTGACTAACATCCATTCTTTACCCTCCATGATACCTTGTACAAAAGCATCAGGTGCAGAGGGGTCTGCTACTATATCCGCCGCTGTGGCAAGATGAAAATCGTCTTGAACTACATTTACACCATTGATATTTTTTAAAGAACCCATACCACGAGAAGAAACACCAATTTGTGCTCCACCTTCAATAAGGTTCTTAACAATAGTACCCATAGGTGTGTCAAGAATTTTTGCTTTGCCTATCCAATTGTTACCATCTTGATACAGTTCCGTAGTTAAATGCGAAACTCTATCAAGATTAATTGTTGGTGTATCAGGATGACCTAATTCACCAAAGGCACGGTTTTTGTGTACATAGTTTTCGTTGTAACGCTGAACTTCTTTCTGCATTACTTCTCTGAGATATTTACGACCATTACGGTTTACCACTTCTGCTTGCAAAAATGGACCTTGAATGTATAGAGATTTTTTACCGTCTTTTTCTTCAGCTAGATAACTAACTGTTTCGGTAACTTCTTTAATAAGCTTCATGCTTTTAATACCTTTCTATATTATGGTTTTGGACCATAAGGGCCGTAGTTGAATGCAGAAGGATCATTAAACTGACCACGTTGATACATTGCATTATCTTTACGGAGTGAAATGATTAAAGTGTATGCTGTATTTGCAGTCACACCGTAAGTATTAATACCCAAGTTTCCGTTTGGACCAATTGAGTTATTTAAAATAGCAGGATTTTGTTGGCTACCATATTCACCGTTACCGTTTAGATAGAAAATGGTTGCATTATTTGCTGATGTGCCACCACTACCTGTCCAGAAAAGTTCAACGGAACCAGGAGGCGCTGCGGTAGACATACTTACAAAATACTGTGCGGAAGTTAATTGTAAATTATAATATGGCAAAGGTGTATTACTAACGCTTAAAGATGATCTCAAAGGAACGCTATTAGCATCTAAAGCACCATACAAAGAGTTTGCTACAATTCTTGCAGTGTTAGATTCATTTCCAGACTGTCCATCAAACTGCCCTGTTATCTTAATAACAGCGTCTGTTGTAGTATCTCTTAATACTTGGTAAGTAAATTTGTTTGGCATTTTTTATCCTATTTTGTTTCTTCTGTTGTCGTAGTAGACGACCACTGCATAGCAGTATATGGTACGGTTACATATTTATCTATTTTATCCACATAGTATAGAGCCACTCGTTGTCCGTTAGGAAATTGACGGATCGATTTGCGTTTCATCAATAAAACTGCTGGAGGATCCATAGCTTTCTTTTGAACTGCTTCACCAAGAAGATTAGGCAATTCTTCAACTTCCAAAATTTCTGGTTCTATACTTTCAACCACAATTTTTGGTTCTTCTGAAACAATAGAAGTTTTGAATTCGTTAAACGTTTTCACCAGAATCTTCCTGTGTTTGTGGCTCTTGTAAAGCCATACGACTTTCTGGAGAAATTAAATTTTGTGCAATGTCTTTTTTGTGTGCTTCAATATGAGCCATCACTTTATCGTGAACAGCCGCATAAACGGCATCACGCATTTCTTTACCATTGTCATCATAGGCGTAATCAATAATTGCTCTTGTATGGTCTGTCATTTTTATCTCCAATAAAGTATTTATAGTATTTGTTTCAATTTGGTAAATGTTCCAGGTGACTGTTGTTCTTCAACTTCTTGGCCTCCGCCCTGTTCCGGATCAGCCTCAATTTGTTGCATCATTGATGCTTGTGATACTTGATTTGTAACGCTAACTGGCAAACCAAGTCCGTTAGCCTTTTCTTCATCAATTTCTTCTTGCATTTCTTTAATCTGGTCATCAGTCAAACGTAATACATGACGTTGGATCCAAGATTGTGAGAAATAACGACCTGTATAAGGATCAACTTCTTGAAGTAACGATAGACGTTCTTTCATTAACTCCGCTTCTTTGAGTTCTGTGAAGTTATTATCTTTAATAAAGTCGTAGTAAATGTGTTCTTTAAATTCGTCCCATTCTTCAGCGGTACAAATACCTTTAAGAACACATTGTACTCTTAATGCTTGGTCGAACATTTCAGCAAACTTGTTGCGTAAACGATCAACAAACTTAGCAAACTTTAATTCATCACGAGTAATTTCGTGAGTGCGACCAAGAGTAAAACCAGAACTTTCTGGATTTAAACGAGAAACTGGCACATTCAATGCCTTGTATAATTTCTTTTCAAAGTACTTAACATCTTCTAACTCGCCTAAGTTTTGACCACCTGGTAATGTGGCAATTTCTGTACCTTTTCCACCTTCACGGCGAGGTAACCAAAAATCTTCCATCATTGACAAGAATTTACGGTCATCACGAACTTCACCGGTGTTAGCATCATAAACAAGTTTGTTTTTATACTTGACCATGATATCACGAAGATATTGTTCTGCTTTTAATTTTGGTAAGTTACCCACATCAATATAAAAAATACGGCGCTCGGGAGCACGACTGATGCGATATATGACGGTAGCATCTTCAATCATCCTTAATTGGTTTAATGGTTTGATTGCTTTATGTAAATACGACAATACTACGGCACGGCGAGAGTCCATAAGACCAGAAACAACGGATATAATGGAATCTGTGGTAATACGAACACCAACAGGACCAAAGTTGCTAGAAGAACCAGTAACAACCTTATCATTGTAGATATAGTATTCATTGATTACCTGCATTGCTTCTACGCCAGTGCGTTCATCTTTTTTCTTTTTAATCTCACGAACTTTACGAAGTTTGCGTGGATCAATATATCTTAATTCTTTAATACCTTCAATTGGCTTTTCACGGTCAATAATAATGTGGTAAAACATTCTGCCGTCAACATAATAACGGCGGAAAATATCTTGTGCCATGTTGTTATAATTCAACATACGCAAAATATTGTGAAATTCTACCTTAATGGCATCTTTAATTTTGTCTGGTTGTTTTAAATCATCCATAACAATCTGAATGATTTTACCATCATCATCTTGGCAAATTGCCTCATTTACCACATCATCAATAGCAGCCTCAATTTCGGGCTGCATTGCCATCTCACGATAACGAGAGATAAGTTCTACTTCATTTTTTGCTGTACCGTCTAAGTCAACATATGTGCCATAATAGGCCGCAGATGTGATGGTTAAAGCGCCATCGTCATTATTAGGTGGTGAAAATGAAGGAGCAACAGAACTTTCATCCTCGTTCTTAGCACGAGAAATGGTAAAACCAAACAGAGAGAATTTATTAAGAGCTGCCATATTATTTACTTTTCCAATTCAAAAAAACATAAAGAGAGGACCGAAGTCCTCTCGTATTAAAAATATATTAACTAGTAGTATTTGATTCCCAATATTGGAAAGCAAATGTCGCACTGTATTCTTCAATAGAATCGTTTTGATCCCAACCTAAATCGATTGGAGCAACATCGACTGGAAATAAACCAACAAATTTGTATGATTTGATGATAGTACCAGTTTTTCCATATTGATCTACAGTAGCATCGACAGTATAGTTGGTTGGTGTTGTAGCTGCATTATTACGAATATTGGTTGTATTGCTATTGAGAGCATTCATCCAAGATTCTAATGCATTGCGAATTACAAAATCTTCATCATTGATGATTTGTAATGACCAGTCAGTAAATGTACGGTTGCCAGCAAATTTCAATTCACGACCAAAATATGGTACTGTGATTTGACCAATTGTTGAACCTGGCAACTGTGCTGCTTTAGCCATAAAGGTTGTTTTTGCACCTGCAGCTGCACCGTTTGTGGTGAAAGTTGGGAATGTTAGAGTCACCTGGAATAGATTGGGACGGGCACCGTCACCAATCAAATTCGCTCTAAAATCGTTTACATTAAAAGCCATTGTTTTCTCCTATATCTTCTATTTATTAGACAGCGGCAACGACTGTTGTGAAGTCAACGCCAGTTCCAACTGCCACAAAATTCAACTGAATGAAATTGATGGAACGAGCAGGTTTAATGTAAATATCACCCACAAATTGATTTGAATCAATTACTTGTGGTGTATTATTTGTAGTATCACAAACAACACGGAAGTCGGTAATACCACGGCGACCTTGTACATCACGGAGGAATGGAGTTACCAATGCTACAAACTGAGCACGAGTAAAATCATCATTAAATTCAAAGAGTGAGTATTGAGCGGCTTTAGCAATTGCTTTCTCAAGAACAATAAACAATCTACGAACATTAATACGATCAAATGCAGATGGTTTAGCTTGTAGAGTTTTATCACCAAACAGAACAATACCTTGTCCAGGGAATGAAACTACAGGATTTACACCAGCAGCGTAGATGGTATCACGTTGAGTTTTGTTTGGATTCCATGCCAACTTGATAGCATTTTTGATTGCACCACGATTGAAACCAGCAGGTGAGAACCATGGATCACGAACTGTATCGGTGTTAACACATAAACCAGCAACGTCACCATTTAATGGAATCCAACGATATACTTGATTGTATTTGTCGTACATATATTTCCAACCAGAATCGGCAACGGCATAAGATGTTGAACGACCCAAAGAAGTCAACCAAGCTTGAATACTTGTGGTTTCATTACCTGCGTTATTTACAACAGCAGATTGTGGAGGAGAAATAAATGCCACACAATCAGCACGAACACCAGTAGTTGGACTTTGATTGCTACTTACCAAATAATCCAAAACATATTGTTGAACTGTTATTGAAGCATCAGCTGTAAGTACTAAAGAAATATCAATTAATTCTTTATTAACAAACTGTCCGTAAGCATTAATGTAATCGGCAGGAGTTAATGCCACGTCAGTACCGCCACTTAAAGTGAGCGTGGTATTTACACCAGAAGATGTAAATGTGGTATTTGCAGCAGTTTGACCCCAACTTGTACCGTTAGTTCCATAATTTACTGGATCAACGGCATAAAGATATTGAGATTTATTAAAAATAACTTGTTTATAGTAATTTGAATTACCATTAATTGTGGCATCAGATGCTTTTGATACAAACGGGAAAGTTTCTAATACTGTGCCTTTTGTGCCCGTAAACAATCCGTTGGCATCAGTTACAATAATATGAATTTCGTCATTTGCACCGCCTACACTAGATGCGTAAACAGAAGTGGTTGGAGCACTACTAAAATAACCAGCATATGCCCAAGAAGAAAACTGAGCAGCATTGTCACAAACAGAAACCGCCAAAGAGTTACCTAAAGCACCAGGATAACGAGCCATGAAAGCGCCGTATAGGTTAGAATTGTTTTGATTCAATAGTGTGTATTGAAAAACGTCCGAATTACCAATTTGAATGTTTGAATTTGAAGAATTTGTGTCTGCGTTATAAGTTAAATTATTAGCAGCACGAACAACGCTTAAATTATTTCCGTATGCCAAGAAAGAGGCAGCGGTAAAGAAAGAGGTTGCTGTATTGTTATTTGGATTACCAAATTGTTTTGTTAATGTAATTTCGTTATTAACTAGTGTGATTTTTCCTACTGGACCCCACGAAAAAGCTCCAGCAAAAGCGCCAGCAGTTGTAAGTACCGAAGGAACGACAGTCGTTAAGTCAATTTCCGATACGTTTACACCTGGAGAGATTTGAAACGCCATTTTATTCTCCTTGAATTATTATGTGTTTTTGGCAGTTATGATACCATACAGATATTTATGAATCACAGGATTTACATTTTCCGCCAAAATTCTTTGGAATATTCGGCATAAACTTCTCCAGAAGTGGCTTTTTCCCATACATCACCACCTTCTAACATAAATTCATGTTCTAAACCATCGTCAATGACTGGTGCTGGAGGAGTAATTTCATCCATTTGATTCATATTTTCCAACTGAAATTGTTTTCTAACGTCATGGTTTACAATTTCTTTGAAATACTTTTGAGTGGTTACCCACCCAAACATGACTAAACCCATCACTAAGTCATCATTTGATTCTGATTCTGCCGCAAATGAATTCTTTTGTGCAACAAAAGTGGTTAATTCAGAATAAGTATCAAAGTCATTAATGAATAATTTATCACCTTCAATCAACGCCTTTAGGTTAGAACAACCAATCCTTTTAACTTGAGGCGACATTTTTAGACCTAACTGAACACCTCTGGCAAAACCGGCAGATAATTGTTGTGGTTTTTTATTACCGGTAAATACTTTCCAAAGGTTTTCGTATTCTAAATCTTGATGTAAAATATCAGCAATCTGCTGGGTGTTATTGATTTCACATAAAACATAAGCATCATTGTATGTTTTTGCTGTATTATATATTACAGTTGGAAATAATATAGGTGATATAGAAGATGATTTGTAAGTTGCCACTTGCCGATATGGAGTTTCCGACATATCGATCACGGAGAACGCACTGGAGTCCAATCCTTTGCCTTCTGAGGGGTCGACTACTATACAGTATAAATGATCTTTTAGGTTCTTCTCTCCATCTTCCTTGATAGGGTGTTCGTATATCTTTAAAAGGTCATGTGTGGCTATTGGATTGGTATACCTCATTTGTTGAAGTTTGCCACCAGCAATTAAGGTATTTGAAGAACCTAAGAATTCGGTTTCAAATTCTTGTTGAAACTGCCGTTCAGAAGTATTACGAATAGTTTCTTCACGCCATTGTTGATCACGACCCGGAACTTGTGACCAATGAATTTCAAATGGTTTATAATTGCTTCGTTTCTCTACTGCATCCATCCACATCTTATAAAATAGATTCATTCCGTTTGGTGTTGACACCATCAAAATTTTTGTTTTGGTACCAGAAGTAATAACTGGATAAACGGATGCCATAAACTCATAAGCAATGTTGGATGGTACGAAAGCAAACTCGTCTAGAAATACAATGTTAAAAGAACCAGAACGAGCCGCTGAAGATGATGTAGAATCGGCAGTAATTTTAGAATCATTTTCTAATTCAATCTTACCTTTATTCCACTCAACTACACCTTGTTGTAACCAGATAGGAAGGTTCTCATAAGCTAATTGTAGCTTACCTAGAATGTCACGAGAAGTTTTACCTTTGTTGGCCAGAATGGCAATATTTTGAGCATCTTGAAAAAGAATCACCCATAACAGATAAGCAATGGCTGTGGTGGTTTTACCAACCTGACGAGGACATTTAACAATCACAAAACGGTTTTCATTAAAAGTTCTAATCATGTCCTTTTGAAAGTCGTACATGTCAAAAGGTACAATACCGTGATCCAAAGATACAATGTTAATATACTTTGAGAAATAAACAGGATCTTTAGAACACTTTTGATATTCCAAAACCTGTTCTTCTGTGTAATTGATTTGAACACCAACTCGTTTGAGTCGTGGGTTATCACGATAGGATTGTTTGGTAGTCATACAAATAATTCTGAAACAGGTATCTTTGCGTGGGGCGAATTAGGATCATTATGATAATCTGTACCATTATGTATCGCACAACACTCGTCAAAGTTATCTAAAGGCACTAATGCACGATGTGGAAATCCAGCCGGAACATTTAAGAACATATTGCCAAGATTGGCAGATTCTCGAATACCAAACCAACCTTTTTGTCCTAAATTAAAAAAATCAGAGTTAATATGTTCTTGAACCATTTCACGATCCATAATAAACATGCCTTGATACGGTTCGGGTAATGAAATAAACTTTTGACCTTTAATTTCTATTGCTGTTTTTTTATTAACATGCCGAGTGGAATCTAAAGAATAATTCCTGCCATCTTTACCAACTTCTACTCGATGGATTGCTGGTATAAAATTATAATTATTTTGTTTAAAAAGTTCTCTATACTTGCACCAATAGTTTAAATTCTTTTGAGTTAATTCTAAATTGCCTTCAACATAAACAAAATGAGTAAAATCGGATTCAAGAAACTTTTGCATGTATTTTTTATGTTCCCAAGTCAAATGAAACGGGTCATCAAGAACTGATACTGCAATAGGTAAATTATCATCAAAGTTGGTATTACAGTTGATGATAAGTTTTGTTTCTTTTGTTTTAAATTTATTGATGTTTTCTATTAAACTGTAAAATTTTGGTAATCTTTCTGGTACATAATGAAAACATACATTCACCCAAAGCTTCATTCTTTTCCTTTTAATAATTTATTCAATTCGGCAGTAGACCCAACAAAGATGGCTTTATCAATATTAGTATCACCTTTGGATTTTTTATTTTCTTCATCCATCTCACGCATTTGCTTTTGAATATTTAGAAGCTCTTTATTGGCGTCAACCATATTCTTGAGTAGAGTTCCGTATACCTCAAATGCTCTTGGGTGTTGTCCTGCTTTGGCAATATTGAGAATATCTTCCATGGCTTCTTTACCTTGGTCGATAATCTCTTGAAGATTTTCTTTAGATTGTTGATAGGCATCAGTCAAATCCTGTTTCATATCAGGATCATTGTATTTGACCGATACTATCTCAGTTGACTTTTTTTGCTCAATAGGGTTTGATGGAACAACATCAAAAATTTGTTCCATATTTTTATCAAAATTATTCATATTAATTTAATTAGTTAGCAGCACCTTTAATAACAACATATTGTAAAACTGGAGCTTCAGCAGTAACAGTAGAAATTGCTCTAATGGTTACGTTTGCTTGTCCGTTTGTAGTATTTGAAGCAAATGTATAATTTCCTAAAGTACCACCAGACCAATGATTAATCATCAAAAAGTCATTTGCAGAAATTGCCGAATTGGTAAATACAAAAGTATTAGATGTGCCAGTTGCCATTGCACTTGAAGTCAACGTAATTTGACCTGATGGTTTATTCAATGTAACACCAGTAGTTCTGTTTGTTAATTGAGTAACAACACCACCTGAACCTGTTGTATAACCAAGTCCTGAACTAGTGTATAAGTTTCCTGCTACATTTACTGTGCCGGTAGAATTGATAGTCATTGCATCTGTAGCACTACCATTAACTACAAAGTGAATTGCATTTGCACTTGATGTACCAATTGCCAAATCTGTATTTGAAGCATACAAGTAAACATTGTTTGCTGTGCCTAAAGAACCTGTACCAACAAAATTTGGACCGTTAATACCAAAATCTCCGTATAGGAAACCATCGGTACTGTAAAGATTAGATACTACAAAGTCGGCAGATGCCTGAGTTCCTGTATTTGCATTTTCTAAAACAACTTGTTGATAGTTGTTTGAGTTTGCAGAAAAAGCAGCAAACAAACCTGATGCTGTGTATGTTAATGTTCCGTTAGCCAAAGCATTATTGGCTTTATTCCAAGCAGATTGAATATTCGTATTCTGAGTTGCATCAACACCTTGAGTAATGATGGTATTGGCTTGAATTGCTGATACATTAGAATTTGATGAAGCGCTTTGTAACAAAGCAATATTTGCTTGTGCACCATAAATTGCTGCAATAAATTGGTAAGAAAATGCAGTAGTTTGTTGTGTTGTATCGGTAAAATAAAGAGAACCGTTAGGCAAATTTAAACCAGTTTGAGTAATAACAAGAGTATTCAATCCTGTTTGAGATGCTAATCTATCACCAACAACAAAAGTTCCTAACTTACGAGCTCCACCGGGAGTTACGCCATCGTGAATTGTTAAGTAATGGTTAGTTTCATCAATGATTAATTCGCCATCTGCACCTACAGTATTTGCAAGTGCTGTGTTAGCGTATCGTTTAAATTGTAATGTTCTTGACATTTTAAGATCCTAAATCGATTGGGTTTTCTTGTTCTGATAACAAATCATCTATACCAAATACATTGGTGTTCAAATCAGTATTAAATCCATTAGATGAGAGTACTGGTTTAACAATATTAACATCTTCTTGTACCGTGGTGGTATATGTATATGCCACGTTACTGTTAGCGTCAGTTGGGTTAGAAACTGTAACAATTTGTGTAAACTGTGCTGGCATGAGCTGATACGATTCAAACAAATAACTAGCGTTTGTGTTTATACCATATATTGGTTGTGATGATACAAAATTGCCATTAATATTTGTCAACTGCAACGCATTATTATTAAATGCAACTACTTTAGCTGTTGCTGTTGAATTAACAGCAGAAAAACCTTGGTATACTTTTTCACCAACTTGATATGTTCCTGTTCCTGTGGTCGACATATTAAATTGAACTACATCTGCAGGACTAATATTATTTAAAATATTAGTAATCGATGTTGTAATTAAACCTGCTGTAGAAGTTTTACCAAATATAAAACCTTTAACAGTAAAGTTTAATGTCCAAATAATTGTTCTAGTCCCACTATCACGGTTGCCTTCATAGATAATTTCTTGATTGGTATCTTTTAATACAACGGGAATTTCTTTTACTACTCCCATTTCAGGTACTAAATTTAATTTAATAGTATAATCAGGAGTAAAATAAGGAAGAATATGTTCAATAATTTGAGTACCATCTTCAATATTTCTAACATAAAGATACAATGAGAAATCAAAATCATAAGGTACAGGATTATATTGTGAAATAACTCCTTTACCTGTATTTACAAAAGATTTCCAATTTGTGTTTTGTTTTCTAGAAGCATCATAAGATAAACCAGTCATCTCAAAAGATAATCTTGGTAAAGTAATTTGAACTTTTTTATCCAAATTATAATCTTCTTCTAAGCGCTTTACATATAATTCTTTAGCCGCATAGATAATAGGAACAATCATTCGTTCTTGTTCTGTATTATCCGGATTATACCGAACTAAAGTAATGTTATTAAACAGGTTGCCAAAACCAACAACCAGTTTACGAATAATTCGGTTATATGATGTATCTGCCATTATATTTTCTTTTTGCAATTATTAAAATGGTATCTGGTCATATTACTACCTTTTCCTGTGATTCCACAATGTATACAAGTTTTTTGTGGCATATTCTTTTTAATTAAACTTAATTTATTTTTAATTTCTTTTGCTTTTTCTTCACCGTGTAAATCAATATAATTTTTTCCTATTAAAGAATTGCTTATATTTTGTTTTGCTTGCTTACTTCTTTTTTTACCTTTATTTGAATTACTAATTTTTAATAAAGTTTCTTTTGTATGTTTATGACCTAAAGCTCGGGTATTACCAATAAGACTTTTTGAAATATTATCACGATGAGTTTTACATAAAGGTTTATTAATTTTATATTCTTTCATAATTATTTTTGATAACTTTGTATGTGAATAACCTGAAGTTCCTTCTCCACCTTCTGTTTTATTATATAAAATACCGGTACCCAAATTTTTCCGCCCCCACCATCTAATCATTCTTCTCTCTAGAGCCAAAGCGCCAATCTCAGTTAAGTTAGATTCCAATATAACTATTCTGTTATTATCTTTTGGAGTAATTATACCATGTATTTTATGGTTAGTCCAAGCTCGATCTTCTTTTCCTTTACCAATATAATATGGTGTTCCATTTTTTCTTATATAAGCATAAGTGTAATAAATATTCATGATGGCATTCCTGTATAATGTTAGAATAGGCGGATACCGATAATATCATGGCCTACACTTATTTATACTTTAAATGCTCCCAAACGGATTACTTTCACTCCAATCTATTACCGTATTGGCACTATTTTCTATCAGTTTGTTATCGTAAATTTCGTTGTGAATACTTGTGGCCATAGGATCATAATTTGATAATGAGTATACTGCACCACTCGAATTACCAATAATTGTGAGTCCATCTATAAACTCTCCAGCAATATTAGTAACTACCAACATATTTGTAGGATCATTCCAACTTTGTACAATAGCAGAAGTAGTAGCATTAGCTAAAGTACCATCATGTGATTGAAATACAATTTCTTTTGATGTGTAAGTGCCTACGCCAGTACCTAATTGTAAATCAATCGAGTAAGCAGAATTGTCCATTGCAACATCAATGTCTGGTATACCAGTATTGATAACTTCTTGAGCATACTTGAATTTCTCTAAGCGTAACTCATAGAAGAAAGGATATTTACGGCCTAACATCATCATATCTTTATTTTGTTCAACAAAAGTAATTTCAAATAATTCGCCTGTTCCGTTACCAAAAGGTATGTAAACTAAATCACCTTCTCTTGGTCGTGTAAATGTATTTTGTGGAACTCTTTCTGAAAATGACCTTTTAGATATGACCACTTCCATGTTGTTTTTGATTTCTAAACCAAACTTAGAAAATAATTCTCTCTCACCGGAATATTCCATAATGCTAGACATATACATTTCAACAGTAAATGCTGAACTGAATTTTTTAACCGGATCTTCACCGTATAAAAGGTCTCTAGCTTCATCATTTGTGTTTGCCAAATAATAAGCATCAAAGCCCATAATTTTTATGGACTCAACCAACAAATCTTCAACTAATCTTTGCTCTGAATATTTGCTATTATAATTTGAAAAGTAGTGATTCGTAGCCATATTAATTCATAAACCATTCATCCGGTCCCATGTAAGTATCAATTAATTCTTTTTCTAGACGTTCAACTTCGGCCGCAGCTTCGTCATAAATTTCTTTACCGTTTAATGTAACTCCACCAGGTAATTGAATTCCACCAAATTTTTTTAAATTTGTTCCCCATTGTTTTTTAATATATTCTGTACAAAGTTCTTTTAATATTCTATCGTTCCAAACTTTTTTATAAACATCCGGATTAATCAGAGCATACGCTTCGGCAATAACAACGGTACCTGTAGGTGCTTCAGAATTACCCCAATTCCAGTCAATGTACAATCTCTGCATATGTCTTTGAAATCGAATAGGAACTTCTCCAGTAAACATTAATTCTAGAGAACGTAGATGTTGTTGCGTGAGTGTATAGTTGATGTATGATGCGGAAGTAAAGTCGTACAACTCATTTAAACGGAGTTGATATCTTAAATCAAACATATTGACGTTTGCTTGAGAGTCTGAAACTGGAAATATACGAGTAATTCCAATAATTTCCATTGGATTGCCATCAGCGTCAGTAGAATTACTTACATCGATATATCTTTGTTGAACATCCTGGTCTTGCAAAGCTTTAATATAATAAACTTTTTGCACGCCATCAAAATGATAATCTCCGTAAATTTGTAAAGTCATATCTATACAATCTTCTATTTGTTGGTCATCCAAATTTAATTCTAAAACAGGAAAACCAATTCTACGCAAGCAAAATTGTTTAAATTCTTCTCTACTTTCTGGTTTACTAGCACTCATTTTAATCTTCCTTGAATATATCCTGTTGGTTCTTGTCCTTGAACAAAATATTTTTCCAATTTGGTAACAGGATTATGATACCATTTTTTACCTAAAGAATTTTTAGGACAATTTAACGACATATTAATTTTTCTTTGTTCTGAGTATTTTTGCCCAATTAAAGCGTTTTTAATTTTTTCTTTGTGTTCTTTGGTTTTTGATTTACCAAAATGCGGACATAATTCACCTTTTTTACCGTACATGGGATTATTTTTACCGGAAGAATCCCAATGAGTTTCGGTTATTCGTTTAGTCATATAATTTCTATATTCTTCAGTTTTCCATTGTTGTTTCTTATAATCACTATATTCTTTTTTGGCTAAATCGTATAATTTGGAATTAATGTATCTATATTGAGTTCTTTCTGTACGTCTTTTCATACCAATTAAAGCGGTCAACATTTTATACTTATGATTACCTTCTAGCATTTTTGGTAATAATGCATGACAAATGAAGTGTTCCCGTGCAGTCAAATATACCGTATCGTTATTTTTGAGAATACTTTGAGGTATTATATGATGACTTTCCACATAAACCGGCGAGGTTTTTTTGGTCCAACCACGATTTAATGCAATATCGATGATATCAAAGTACCATTTGGTATATTTATTTTGAAGGCAATAATCAATAAAATCTTGTCTGTTGGTGATTGTGGCCATTAAAACCTCCTAATATAGAGGTATTTATACTTTGTGTGGAAAGAAAAAAACAGAGACCTAAGCCTCTGTTTCGATTAAAGATTGTGTTGAATTAACAATCGGTAGCACCAGCAAATTCTGGACGCTGTTTAATTATAACATAGAGAGTAGCACGGTCAGCACCAGCAACATAATCTTGACCAGCCAAAGTTACTTGAGCTGCTGAAAGTGGTTGTTTTCCTGCTTGACGAGCTTCTTTGGAAGCATATCCGTACAGGGTAACTTGGGTACCACCACCTTTAAAATCTTCTTGTACCGCACCAATATTCCAATAAGAAGCGGTTACACCAAAATCGGTTTCAACTGAATTAAATAAAGCCATTACAATCTCCTATAAAAAAATAATTTATGATACTTCTGATGTATCTAATCGGCAAACCCAACGAATTGTATTTGCTGCAGGTGGTCCCTGTACGTTAACTGAAATACCACCATATGTGGTATCTGCCGTTACTGTTACATTTCCTGTTGCTCCCCAAGTGTTTGCTATAGCTTGTGCGTTTGCGCCCAATAGTGTAATTGTTGGAGAACCTACAAGTGCAGTAGTAGATGCTGCTGATCCCGTTCTTTGTATAACACCTTTAATTTCCCAACCTGCCGCAGCTGCCGATCCTGCATCTCTTGCTGATAAAAGACCTCGAAATGTATATACTGTATTGTTTGATATGGTACCATTTGGTGCTTGAACTACAGGAATATTAGCTAATGATGGTAAACCACTTGTAGTAGTTAATGCCGCAACAGTTCCAGTTGTTGTTATATAACTTAATACATAACTAGAAGCTTGTGTATCGCCTCTTGATGAATAATATAAACCAGAATTAAATGCGTGTGTGCCTGTAACTCCTCTATCATTAACACCGTAACCATTAACTACAGCGGAATAACTTCCTGTAACTAAATTAAGTCTTCCACTTCCGATAAAAGATTTAGTTGCTGCAACTCCTCCAGATCCTATTTGATGACTTTCACCCCCAGAAATTACGCTAGATGAACTACCGCCTGTTATATTGTGATTATATCCACCACCAATAAAATTAGCGAGACCATTGATAATACTGCCCGAAGCTCCATTAACACCACCTTGATATCCACCACCAGCAATTACTGATCCATGTGATGATGGTCCAATATAATTACCCCATCCACCGCCAATTACAGTCCAGTCGGAAGTTGCTTTGTTGCCGTAAGCTGTATTACTGGCATCGCCGCCGCCACCTACAAAACTATATGATGCGTTAGCAATATTGTTGCCACCACCGACTACTACTCCATGGGGCACATAAAAACCTATAATTGAATTTGCTGGCGTTATCGCATTGGTTGGTTGCGATAGACCAACGGTATATGCTGTGCCTGTTAATGTTGTATTCGCTACGTTGGCCCATTGGTTTGCTGATACGTTATAACTAATACCTGTAATAGTTATAGATCCTGTAGCAGCTGAACTTTGACTTACTGTATACGTTGGGTAAGTATTGGTTGTAATAAATGTATTACCTGTAATACCTGTACCAACTAGAACCATACCTACGTTTGGATTTGATCCACTCGTATATGTTAGTGTTGTTCCTGTAATAGCTCCAACAAATGATACTGTATTATTGGATGTAATATATGTGTTAGGTGAAACACCGGTACCTGTCAATACCATTCCTGGAATAAACTGTCCTGTTATGGTACCTAGTGGAGTAAATGTATTACCTGATGCTGTGTTTGCACCATTACTAATAAGACCATATGACGCTGTGGCTGGAGTACCAGTAGTCATTGGTGTAGTTGCATATGTCCAGTTGGTGGAAGATCCTGGACCTGAAAGACCTAAGTTTGTCGTAACCAACATACCCACTCTAATTGCTGTATTTGGTCCTGTGAAATATAATGTTGCTGAGCCTGAAGCTATTGCAATAGTCGTATTTGGAAGTGCAACAGCAGCTGACGAAGTTCCTAAATTTGATTCACCTCCACCAATAAAATTCAAAAATCCTTGTGCAATATTTAAATGTCCACCAACTACTGAACTTGTGGAAAATCCTACACTATTATATAAACCACCACCAATGAAACCCCAAGTGGGAGAACCTGTAATAGAATTATTTTGGCCCCCCACAATAGCATTAAAATTAGAACCACTTGCAAAATTATTAATACCACCAACAACAACAGAATATTGTGTTAATGCTTGATTATTGGAACCGCCACCAACAAAAGTTGCAGTACCACCAGAAGTATTATTGAATCCACCAACTAATGTTGAACTAATACCCGAAGCAACCATTGAGTTGTTGGTTCTACTTACCTGAAAATCAACAGCATTGTTACCTCTAGGATTTCCGTTAGTAATTGTGCCATCAGCCGGTTGTGATTGTAAAGAACCAAGAC